TTTTGTCCAGAAACTTCATAGACTGAATTTTTACCCGTGGCACTTTCTAACTCGAAAGTGCTCCAAAGCGTGCCAGTTTGATTTTGGACCGAAAAATCTCGCCAGAAATTTCCCTCTACATATAGTGTTAAGCGAGTTCTAATTCTGAGATAAGTTCTTGCAGAATGAGCTTGGACTCATTATTTAATCCTGTCAAAGGGGCTGGTAAACATGGGGATTCAGCATAGCCTAATAGTTCTGCCGCACTGACCATCACCCTCATGCCACCGAGATTATCTGAGAACAATTGCCACAGTCTGTCATATCTTAGAGAGAGTTCTTTCGCTTGCTCAGGGGAACAAATTTTGGCTTGCTTAAATAAGTGTAGAGCGGTGAGTGGAAAAAAACCTGCTAGGACGGAATACCAAACGTCACATCCTGCTTGAATACCATTAGAAGCGAATACATCACCACTAACTCCAATCGTTACATTACCTGGCAGTAGTTTTCTGAGAGCTTGAACTCGGCATACACCCTGATCTTCAAATTGCGCACCAGGGAACTTTATTGACTTCACCATTTTTAGCTTTGCAATCTCAGCATGGAGTTCGTGACTAAAGGTAAAGTGGGTAGCGGCTGGGTTGTCGTATACACAAATAGGTACCGAAACGCTCTCCGACACACGTCGATAGAGTTCATAGACTTCTTCATCGAATAACCGTTGATAAGAAATAGGCGCGAGTAAAAGGCCTTTTACTCCGAGCTGCTCTGCTTGCTCAGCATTAGCGAGCACATCCCTTAACCGTAGCGACCCGATGCCAGCCAAGACAGGAATATCTCCTGCGACTTCAACTGCAGTAGCAATCGCGTTATGTTTTTCTGATGCGTTTAAATACGGATATAAGCCTGTTGACCCTAATGCACATATAGAATCAACCCCTGCGTTAATTAAACGGCCAAGAACCTGACTATAAGCGCTTACGTCGATTCGTTCATCTGACATCGGGGTGATCGGGAAAGCACTGATTCCTTTAAATATCATAGATAAATTCCTTTCATTATGTGTTTACTGAGTGCTATACGACAATAATAATCCTAACGCCAATGTATTAAACAGGATTGTAAAGATCCATACAAATTAGACAGTGATCTGCACAGTTAATACTGGGCACCAAATTAAGTGACTTTCCATACCTGTAGTTATTCATGAACTTTTTCATTTAGCAAAGGTACTGATTTATTTTTGTCCAGAACCTTCATAGGCTGAATTTTACCCGTTGTGATCACCAAGTCTTTAAGATCTTAATATTTTTGATAAATGCTCTGAGAAATCTAGTAATTTATTGGTAAATAATAATAGGGTGAGACAGTGGTCAGAATCAGCTCGCCGAAACTTAGCAGTGTGCTTTAGGAAACAAAACTTTTAATTTTCTACTCTTGAAAAGACGAGGGGGTTTAGGAGGACGGCTTCACTCAAATGGTCTGGCGAAAAATGAGCATAATTCATTGTATGCTCAATTTGTTGGTGCCCAAGAATACGTTGCAGGACTAAAATATTGCCGCCATTCATCATGAAATGGGAAGCGAAAGTATGACGCAGGACATGGGTTGCTTGACCGTCCGGTAGGTTAGGGAGAGCTTTTGTTAACCAATTATAGATCGAAGGATAGCTATAGTGGAACAAGCGCCCACTGGTTGGTTTGTAGATCTCTTCATAGAGTTCTTTTGAAATGGGGACGGTTCTGTTCCGCTTACTTTTGGTATTGATGAACGTGATCATGCCTGGGCTGATTTGAGAGCCTTTTAGCTCAGCAGCTTCCATAATTCTTGCTCCGGTGGATAAACAGATTTTAAAAATCTGCATCAGTTGCTCAGCATCCCTAGCGTCTTTAACAAACTGAAATAGGTGTTCAATCTCTTTTTGGGTTAAGTAAACTAATTCACTTTCTTCTTTCCTGAGTTTTTTTAGGCCTTTCATTGGGTTAGGGTATTTCAATTCACCCATTTCGATGAGATGAGAAAACATGCTCTGTAAGCATTGTTGGTCGTAGTTGTGCGATGAGGCTTTGAGCTCTTTCCCATGATTAGCACTCTTATAGGAGATGTTGATTCGAGTGGCTCGATAATGGAAGAAATCGGCTTGGCTAAAGTGAGCAGCGACAGGATCGAGCAGCGCCTTGCAAATAGTATGGAGTCGCTTTCGAGTATGCTCGCCGGATTTAAGGTACTTGCCATGCAGCGTATACCACAGTTCAATGAGCTCACTTAAAGTACGCTTGTCTATTTTTCCTCCTAACCATGGTTTATCGACGATTTCATTGAGGATGAAGCGCTCATATGCCATAGCTTCACCTTTCGTAGCGAAGCGTTTACGAATACGTTTACCTGTACGGCCATTAGGGTAGGCTTCCATAATCCATGGCTTTTTGTTGCCGTCTTTTAGGTTCCTAACTGTCATCACGTAAATACCGCCAATTAACTGTATATAAAAACAGTATTTCATAGTAAGGTTCATTTCAATGTTTGATTGGTCAAATTGGAAACATGAGGACGAGCGATGAACTTACTCCCCACTGGTACGCAGCTAGGTCAACTAGAATTACTGGAAGTGTATGAGGACTTCTTAGGGCCAAAATGCTTCTCGGTTAAGAATGAAAATACGCAAAGATATATGGTTTATTGGAGTGGGGACTATGATGAAGGTCAGTGCATTAAGTGGGCTTATATTCCAGTGACTAAACCTTTATTAGCTCGTTTGCTTAACAATGAAGTCAGCTTTCATGATGCATTTCATCATTCAGAAGAGCTCTATATTGCTTCTATTTACTCTGATGGGGTAGGGAAGCCTGCCAAGGTCGAGCTAGTAACGAGTGCAAATAAGCATTTGGTGAATCTGCCACCGATCGATTTTAAAGTTTACCTTGAAGAGGCGTACATGATGTAGCACTCGTCTTTCAATGGCGGTGTATGTATGAAACGAAAAAAACCACGAGCTAAGCTCGTGGTTTTGTGTTTAGAAAATCTTCTTGAACACAGGCGCTATTGCCTTGCCAATTATCTTGAAATTTCGTCCGGTCTTATGGTTGATTTCAAAAGCTTCATAATCTTGGTTATCAGAAACGATTAAATAAACCCCTTTCGCTATATTCCATTTCAAACGCTTTACGTAGACCGCATCATCAATTCGAATGACATACACACCGTTTGGTACAGGGTGCTGTAGCTCGCGTGTATCTACCAATAAGCGATCTTTGTCGCTCAAGGTGGGTTCCATTGAGTCACCATCCACATAAATAATGGAGGCGGTTTTTTCGCATAAATCAAACTCGCTCAATAAGCTAGTTGGAACCATCAGAGTGTCCAGTTGGAACTCGCCCTGAACCAGTGTCCCCGCTCCAGCTGCTGCATGCACATCATAGACAGGCAACTCACTCCAGGCTTTAAATTCTGACATCGGCACTATTTTAGAAACATTGCTTATAAGTGCGGGGTTGACCGAGCCATCAGCAATTTGTTGGGCTTTTAAAAAAATTCGTTCTGGAATCTTTCCTCTAGCTCGCCAGTTTTGAATCGTGTTTCGGGCCACTCCGAGAGCGTTCGCAAGCTCAATCATCTTAGAAGTGCCAGTCAGCACCTTTAATTCATCTATCTGTTTTTCTATGTCAGTACTCATTACTCACCTTGATGAACATCATAAATAAAGACAAATAGCGCTTTACTTAATCTCAAAATGGATCAAGAATGAACTCTAATGATTTATTGGTATTCATTGAGTTGTAAATTGATGCTATTTGCTGTTATTTGCGCTTATTTCTTTGTTAAAGCAAGAATTGCACATGTTTAACTTCAAAACAAACTCAATGATAACTTTTGAGTGCATTTGTGAGCAGATGCATGAGGAGGAGTGGGTGAGCAGTAAAAAGGTTCCAACCAAGTCTGATCACCTACTCAGACAACGACAACTATTGAGGAAGTCAACATGAGTCAACCACTTGTTATCGCTATTGAAGCGCCATATGTAACGACAGAAAAGTACGCAGAACTGTCAGGTATGAAAGTCGGAACCATCGAGAAGAAGCTAAAAGAAGGAAAGATCCCTCGAATGGCTAAAGACGGGGCGGGTGAGCTTAACCTAGTCAATCTGGCCCTGTTAACTAAACGAGCTCTAGAAGCTAAGTTTTAGTTTACGTTCTATTCGCGACCCAATGAGTATCTGATATGAATGTTAACGTATCAATGTACATTTTTCGGGAGTCTAAACAAAAGGC